CGCGTTGTTCAACGTGTTGAAGCCGATGAGCGACGTGTGGGATTCGCTAACCCAGCGTGAGACGATATGGAGGGTGCCGTTCTCGAACGACACCATCCGAATATCGCGCGTCGGACAGATCTGCATGGCGAGCGGCAATGTGAAGTTCAACCGGAGCGTGGAGAACAACTACACGACGGCCACGGAGACATTGCCGGTCGGCTACCGGCCGAAAGACACCACCAATACCCCCATCGCCGTGTTCGGAGGCAACACCACGTTCATCCTCTACGGCGAGCACTCGGGCAAGGTGGTCATGCTCGGCAATCCGAATAATGCGTATGCCGGATGTATCAGCGCATGGGTGACCAACGACCCGATGCCCGCATAAGGGTTTCGCTAACCCAGACGAAGCCGGTGAATTGCGTGCCGGCGCATCTCGCGCAGTATGGCACGTGCACCGTCATGATGAAAAACGGGTGGGCGTGGCTTTCTCTCGACTGGAAGAGCTCGGCGAGCGATTCATGGGGAAAAGGGGACATCGGCACGCTCCCAGTCGGGTACCGGCCCGCCACCGATATCAGCTTCAAGCCGATCGTGTTCAATGCTGTCAACAACAAGAGCGTGAACATCTGCAAAACCGGCGATGTCAACTATAGGAACAACGGCGGCTCGCAGGACGGAAGCGGGTTTCTGCTTCACGCGGCATGGCCGTTGCCGTGATCATCGGAATGTCACGCCGTCAGGTATCGGCATGGTGACAGGCGTGTGTATGCACCGGTCACCATTCGCCAGCCTTCCGATAACCGTGATAATGCCGTCCGTGCCCCACGTCGCCTGTTTGCCGTAATTACCGTTCGGGATCGACCACAGGCAACCAAGGTTGATTGTCTCGGACGGACGCGGGCCGGACACATACTGGAACACCTGGAAGTTGCCGACTGTGACCGTGCTGCGGAAACCGCTCAGGTTCACATGCAGGAGCCGGTTGCGCCGGTCCACGATGATTATCATGCCGCCGCCGTAACTGTCCGGCACGAACGACGTCGCGTCCTGCCACTTGAATTTCGCGATGAGAGGCGTCTGGGTTAGCGAATCCCACACGTCGCTCATCGGCTTCAACACGTTGAACAACGCGACGGGCGTGCCGATGGCGATGCCGTCCAACGGGATGCGGTACAACGGCATGTCGTAGGTGGTGCCGCCATCCAACGGGCTGGTCGTGTTCAACGCGGGGTCCGTGGGCGTGCCCGTGGTGGGAGTGCCCTTGACCACGAGCAGTCGCGCCGACTCGATTGACTGACTGCCTTTCGTGTACCGGCAGACGACCAGATCGTTGCGTTTCATGCCCTGTGAGCCGTTCGTGATGATGAGGTCTTCGGGAGTGCCCTGGCTGACGTGTCGGCCCTGCATGACGAGCTCGCCCGTGCCGATGGTCACCTTGTTCGCGGACACGACGGTGATCTTGAACTTGTCGTGCACGTTGAGCACGTAGTCGTCGAGGCCGAGGATGCCGGCGTTCAAGCCAGCGGCCTGTTCCGCTGTCGCGTGCACCTTGCCCGCGTGTCCTGTTACGAGTTCAGCCATTCTGCTTGCCTCCGTTCTGCATCCAACTGTCGAAACTGTTGTCGTAGTCCTTGAGCTTGTTCACATAGTCCGCGTAATCCTGTTCGCAGAACAGGTAGTCGTGGCCCGCGCCGGTGGAGTCCAACCGGTTGACGCTGTACCACGTCTTGATATCCGGGTCGGTCAAGTCCTTGTACCACTTGTTTCTGCCGCAACGGTCGCATTGCATGACCGTCGCGTTGTCGATACGCGCCATGATGGCTCCCTTCCTTATTCGGCCTCGTAATCGACGCTCAGCACGCCGTCGGAGACCTTGACGATTTTCTTCGTGATGCTCGCGTTGACGGTGATGCCGGCGAGATTGTCGCGCGCCGTCACGGTGTCGCCAACGTCGAACACCACGTTCGCGTCATCACGGACCGTGACCTTCACATCACCCTCGGATTGCAGTTCCTGCAGCTTCTCACGTGTCTTCTGGTTCAGTTCGTTCGCCTCGGCCGAGCTGTAGTCGTAGACCTGCGTTATCTCATCCACGCCACTGAGCGATTGCGATTGGCTGACATTGCCTTTGGCGTCCGCATACCAGTGGACGACGGTTCTCGCGGCCAAATCGCCCTTGCCCAGGCCGATCATGTGGTTCGGCTTGCGCCACGTGCGCGTCGCGTCGAAATCAATCAAGTCCGAATCAATCGAGTCGCCGTAATGCGCGATGGGTTCCGCCCAGATGTTGACCTGACCGGACGCATAGGCGAGCTTGAGTTTCAGTCCGTTGGCTGCGCACATCTTCCGCAAACCGGTATACGCATCCACGTAACGGTCGAACTGGTAGCTTTTGATGGTCTGCGCGCCGGCAGTAGGCGAATCCACCGCCTCGAACACGGCATCCAATCCCACGCGGCTGATGAGCGAGCCGATGACCGAGGACGCTGAACCGGAAACCGTCAGATAATCCTTGCCTGAGTCGGGGGCGAGAATCTTATTAGCCAGCATGCCGTGCCATGTGCGGCCGGAATAGGTGAGGGTGGATTCACCACGTTTCAGAGAGTCCTTCAGCGCGTCCACCACGCCGCCGCACTCGCCGCCGTCAAGGTAGACGTAGCTGCCGGATTCGATGAGTCTGCCGCTAACGGTGAGCTCGAAATCGTTCTCGTCCGCGCCCCATGCGGAGTCCAGCTTGTAGTCACCGACGCTTTCACGGTCAACGCCTTGCGCGTCGGTGATAATCAGTTCGGCCATGGCGGTTCGCTTTCCTCCGCGTAGACGGTCAGATCAACACCGAAGCCATTCCACTCCACGGTGCTGTCGCCGGGCGGAATTGGCTGGAATATGTATTCGCCGCCGTTGAGCCCGGTTCCGCGCCGGCCCTTGTCGAACACGTTGGTTTTGTCTCCGTTCTCAGCGGTCATGACGATGGTGCGACGGCCTGCAATCGAAGTGACGGTCACGTAGGAGCCGGACGGAATCTCCATGTCGAGCGCGTACCGGTTGCCTCCCAACGTGAGCTGCGGATTCGACACGGGCCCGTAAATCACCATCTTGAACGGCATGGCCGTAGGCATGGGATTGTTCGCGGTAGCGTTTCGAGTGGTCATCAGATAATCATGCGGGTAATCGTGCGGATAGTCGAGGTCGAGGCCGGGTTGCAGCGCGTCCGACCAGAAGTGCTGCAACCCGGCCTTGCGCCAGATGCCGTCCAACAGGACGACGGTGAGCTTCTGTTGGATTATCGCCGGCGTGATGGTCTGCGGTTCCGCCTTGACCACGTAGGCGCGAGTCGTCCACCCGTCCGCGTCGAACGTGCCGGGCGTTCCGGCGGCCACGTCCGCGTCGAACAGGCGGCGAGTCGAATCCACCTTCTCGGGGCAGCGGACATAGGTTAGGTCAAGCTCGGCCTCGCGCGCCGTGCGACTTACTCCGGTTAGACTCCGGTATCCGAGGGTGTACGACCATTCGCGGCCGCGCAGCCCCTCCGCCGTCTGAGCCCAGATATCGGGCCCTTCCAGTGGGATCGTCTCACCGGTCGAGGCGCACACATAACTAAGCGATCGCATTTCGTATCACCCTTCCGAGTTCACGACCATCGACTTCGATGCCGAGTTTCTCCATAATCAGTGGCATATCCGCGTGCAGCGCGCGCAGTTCCGACAGGAGTTCGCCGAGCAGTTCGCCAGATAACGGTTCGCCGCCAGTCGAGACGGAGGCTCTGGTCGGGCTCAGACCGTAGCCGGTGGCTACATCGGGAGTCGTGAACCGTGTGGAGGCGATGTCCGAGGCCATGCCGTTCATGCTGGACATGACGGCGGCTTGGCTGTTGCTGATGCCCTGGGCGAGACCGAGACCGATGTTCCGACCTATCTGGTCGCGGAACAAGCGTGACGGCGAGTGGATGCCGAGAAAGTTCTTCACGCCGGAGATGGCATCTTTCACGCCGCCGAGAATGGCGCTGCCAACTTTGCCGATGCTGCCCGTGATGCCGCTGATAATGCCATGCACGATCTGCGAGCCGATGGACACCATGCGTCCCGGTATGGATGCAAGCGTGTTGACCAGATTGCTCAGGAACTGCTGGCCCGCGCGAAGCGCGCCGGATGCCATGCTGCTGGCGAACGAGCCGACCGCGCTTATCGCGCCGGAAAGCCCGGCACCGATGCGTCCGGGCACCTGCGAGATGTAGGAGCCGATGGACGAGAGGAACCGGGAGCCGGCGTTGACCGCGTTCGACGCCATCCGGCCGACGAAGCTGGCTGCGGCGCTTACGGCCCCGCTCAGCCACGAGCCGACGTTCGCCGGAAGCTGGGAGATGAACGTGCCCACGTTGCTGAGGAACCGGGAGCCTGCGGAAAGCGCGTTGGCACCCATCTGCGCGGCCCAGCTCGCCACCGACGCAACCGTGGAGGTCAGCCAGTTCCAGATATTGCCCGGCAGTTGCACAAAGAACGTGCCGAGGTTCGCGAGAAACTGCTGGCCCGCAGAAATCGCCTGAGAGCCGAGCTGCGCGGCCCACAGCACCACGAACGTGATGCCATAGGCGAGCCAGTAGGCTATCGTCGCCGGAAGATTCGTGAGGAAGTTCGCTATGTTCGAGACGAACTGCTGTCCCGCCTGCAACGCCGACTGGCCGAAGCTCACCGCCCACGTGCCAATCGACGTAATCAGGTTCGACAACGCCGTCCCGATCGCGGAAGGCAGTTGCTGGAACCATTGAATGACAGACTGGATCGCGTTCGGGATTGTCTGCGTGAAGAAGTTGGCGATGTTCTGGCCGAGACTCGTGACGAACGAAACCACCGACTGCCATGCGGATGAGAGGAACGAGGTGAACGAGGCCCACGCCTTGCGGCCCGTCTCGGTCTGCGTGAAGAACCAGACGAGCGCGGCCACGAGCGCGCCTATCGCGGTGACAACGAGAACAATTGGGTTTGCGTTCATTGCCGCGTTGAGAACCCATTGTCCGGCTGCGGCGATTTTCGCCGCCACGTCGAACGATTTCAATGCGGTGACGGCTGCGGATATGAGGCTCGCCGTCTTGAACGCTGCGAAACCACCTGCGATGCCAGCGATGACGGTTCGTATCGCATCGCCGTGTTCGCTCGCCCAATCACCGAGCGACTGCAATGTGGACGCGAGTTTTTCGACAAATGGGGCGGCGGCGTTGAAGGCGTCGCCCACAAGCTGGCCGATGAAGGCTGCGGCGCCACCGTTCTGACCGACCGCAAGGAAACCGGTTACTGCGTCTGCCAATCCCTGACCGAGCTGCGTGAGCCCCTTCCAGAGTTCGCTGAGCGACGCGAGGAACGCCTGCACTCCGCCGCTGTCGGAAAGCGTGCCGATGAAGATGCTCACGTTGCGGGTAAGCGCGATCCACCAGTTGACGAGAGGGGAGATGATGTTGTTCAATGCCGTGAGGAAGTTCTGCAAGCCCCCGCCATTCGTGACGACATCGAGCAGACTCCCGCCGAACGCCTGCGCGTTCGACGCCAGACCTTTCAGATACACTCCGAGCTGGCCGAAATCGGACTGCCAGATCGACACAAGCGGCTGCGCGGCCTGCGCCGCCTTGCCGAACCAGCCTTTCACGCCGGTGACCATGCCCGCCGCCGCGTCGCCGATTTTGCCGAACTGGGAGCTGAAACCGTTGATCGCCCCGGCGATGTTCTCCACGCCGACCGCTTCGATGACCTTCTGCACGGCCTTGGCGACACGGTTCTGCACGTTCTCCATGGCCGTGCCGATGCCCTGAGTCGCGTCCTTGGCCTGCTGGGCGAACGAGGCGTATTTGCCGAAACCGTTCTGGTTCAGTTCCATGACCTTCTTGTTGAAATCATCGAAACTGATTGACCCGTTTTTCATGGCCTCATACAGGTCGTTTGAGTTCTTCCCTGCGCCCAGCATGGCCTCGGCGACCTGATTGAGCTGGCCGGGCATCGCGGCCTGAATCGAACGCCATGCCTGCATATCGACCTTGCCGGCGCTCAGCATCTGCGTGTACTGGGTGAGCGCGTTCTCCTGCTCCATGGTCGAAGCGCCGCCCGCAAGCATCGCGTTGTTGAACGCGAGGGCGATGTTCGTGGCCTGATCCAGATTGCTGGTCAATGGGGCGAGCTGCTGCACCATGCCCGTCATCGCCGAACTGGTGGTGGGCAGGCCGTCGAGCGCGCTCGAGATCTTCTTGATGGAGGCGGCCGCGTCCTCGGAACTGTAGCCGAGGTTCTTCATGACCTTCGGGAAGTTGTTCATCTGGTCGGCGCGCGAGATCGCGGAGTTCAGGCTTCCCGTGACCACCGAGGCTACCTTGGAGAACACGGTGGAGGCGATGCCGGCGACCGCGCCCACCTTCGCCGCGAAACCGCCGGAGAGGCCCGAGCCGATGCTCTGGCCGGCCTTCTGCCCGGTGGATTTCGACGGCCCGTCGAACGCGTTCTCGATGGCCTTGCCTACGCCCTTCATGCTGGGCACGATCTGCACGTACGCCTGAGCCAGCTGGTATGCCATGACCATTCCTCTCTATTCAGTTGTTCATTCGTTGTGGGTGAAGGGTTTCGTCTCCACGTCCGTGAAGTCGCGGCTCATGAACGCGTCGAGCTGTTCGATGGTCAGGGCCATGGGCTTGATGGTGCGCGTCCTGCGCGTGGCTTCCCCGGAGTCCTCCGGCTTGGAGGGGTTCGCGACGGCATGGCCGCTTCCGTTGCCGGGTCGTGGCAGCGGTTCGGGTTGTGGGCCGCGTTTCTTCGGGTCGGCGTTGCCCCACATCCACATGTTCATCTGGTCGATCCGCGCGGCCATCAGATACTGGTCAAGCGTCCACGCGGCCGGGGCGTCCAGCTTCTGCCAGATAAGGGAGCCGGCGGGCAGGTTCGCGGCAAACGCGGCCGTCTCCAACGGGTCCAGCTCGTAGATGACGAGCCCATATACGCGCATCATGTCCGCCGCCAGCTGGTCGGGGCAGCGGACGAGCAGGTATACGAGCGTCAGGAGTTTGGGAAAGCCTTGCCCATCTCCTCGAACAGTTCGTTCAGGAAGGCTCCCATGGTTTCGCCGTCGATACGACCGTCAGCGCCTCGTAATTCGTTCTTGGCCTTGCCGTATGAGTCGCCGAGAAGTCGGCGCAGGAACGGGATGATCTGCAAGGCGTTGCCCTTCGGGTCGGCCTGAAGGTCATAGAGAGATTCCACGAACTCCCAATCGTCCAGCACCTTCGGGTCGATGGTCAGGGAGATGCCCTTGACGGTGACGGTGCGCGGCTTGCCCTGCGCGGGCCTGTGATCCTGCGGACAGTTGCCGGGGACGTTGTTGCTGGCGGTATTACCGTAACGATGATGACGGTTTCGTGACATAATGACTTCTCCAAAAAAACCATGGACGACTTCGAGGGTTGAAAAAATGAGGGTTCCCGCGTCACGGGGAAGTCGTCGAACGCATGACGCGGGAAGAACCGTTATTCGGCGGCCGGGGTCCCTTCACCGGTTTCGGCGGTCTCGTCGCCGTTGACCGGATCAATGACCTTGCCGACCAGGGCCTCGGTGACGGCCACGCTACGGGACGCGGCGATGCCGACGTATTCGATGGCGGTGACGCCGGAGCCCATGTCGTTGGCGGAGACGGTGATGTCGTACACCTGCGGGTCGCCGGCATGCACCTGACGGTCGCCGAACTCGGCGCGGGTCGCGTTGCCGATCACGAGACGATCCTTCACATCGCCGCTCATCGCGATCTCGAACACCAAAACGAAGTCCTCGTCGGAGGGCATCTGGTGTTTGATGGTCATGCTCTTGTCGGTGCCGGTGACCGCGTCCGAGTTATAGCGGAGCTTCGCGGACTCGGCTCGCAGCACTTCGAGCAGGGCGAACTGGTAGGACTCGGCGTAGCTGGTGATGATCTTCATCACGGTGGTACCGTTCGCGTCCTTGATCTCGGTGGTGTCGGTGTCGGTCGTGTTGGTCAGGCCGTCCTCGGACAGGTAGCCGAGCAGCTTGTACGCGGAGGGCAATGCGGTGGCGGAGTCGGTGGGCAGTGTGGTGCCGGCGGGTGCCCAGTAGGCGTAGCCGCCGACCTTGAACTTGCCCAACGACACCATGGTGGAATCGTTGGTTGTGGAATCAACCATGATTTACAGCCTTTCTAATCGTCTGATTTGATAATCAACTGGAGAATGATTTGGTAACGGGGCCGCCCGTCGGGCATGGGGAAATGCGTGCGCCCGGTGATGTCGATATCGGCGACCTCGGGCAGTTCGACGATACGTTTGAGCCGGGGGAGTATGAGTTTCGCCGCAGCCTCGGAGACCAGCCAGCGCGACTCGCCCCACACCTGCACCGCGATAAGCGGCAGGCTGCGAAACGGTTCGTCCGTGCCTCCGACCTGTTCGACGGTGACGAACGGCATCGGATGCGTGGCCGACGATCCGGCGGGCACGTCGAACATCGCCGGATATTCGGCCTTGATCGTCGGGTCCGCGTTGAGCCAGTCCATGACGAGTTTCTCCGCGTTCACGGCCATCAGCCGCCACCTCCCACTGCTTTGGCAAGCGTGTTGTGCAATGCGTTGTCGACGTGGGCCGCGTGGTTGGCCGGATAGACGTTCGCCGTGGCACCTTTGGGGCCGGTGCGCACGCTTGCCTCGTAACGCGGAACGTGATCCTCTCCGGCGGACACATGCACGGCACGCATGGCGGTGGAGTTGGCGCGTCCCGCGATTTTGTCGGCTTCGGCCTTGACAATGCGTGCGCCCTCGTTTTGGCGGTAAGCGAGGAACGCCGAATAATCGAGTCTCACGGTATTGGACATCAGCCCTTCGAATCCGTGACTTCGACCTTGAGGTTCCAGGCGGTCGGCTTCATGCCGCCGTCTAATGGCCTCGGGTCTCCGATCACCTTGTAGTCATGCTCGTCGATGCGTATGCTCGCCCCGCGCAGGCTCCGGTATGCGTAGCTGCGCGGGAACAGGCACGTGAACGCCACGGTCACTCCGTCAGGGCGCAGCGAATCGGTTGCATTCGACATGGCACCCGGCGAGACGAGCACGTTGCCCACCGATTCGATATCGTCCTTCGTGACGGGCGAGCCGCCCGGGTCGGTCTCGCCAGTGGGTGTGCAGCGCACCACTTTCACGGTCTCGCCCCTCATGACGCCTCCCCGTTCGACAGGTCGATGCTGTAGAAGCGTTGGCCGGTGAGCCCAAGCGCCTTCTTCTGTCCCTTGGACAGATAGAATTCGCCGCGAGGATTCGAGAAGGTCATCGACTGGGTGAAACTGCCCGCCGTGAGACTGAGATTGCTGGCACCGGTCGTATCGAAACCGGCGCCCTCGGTCTGCATGTCGGACGAGATCACATCCTTGGCGAGCTCGCAGGCGATGCGTTCCAACGTGGCGGATGCGATATCGCGCCATCCGGGACACTGCTCGCGAATGAACTGCGATGCATCGGCCAGCCGCTGGTCAACATAATCCGGGTCGTCCGGCATCTGCTTCCAGCGTTTGGACAATTCCGTGTGGGTGGCGAATGGGTTTTCTTCCGTTTCGTCGGCCATAACGCACCTCCCCACGTCAGACGGCGATGACACCGATCGCGCGCAACTGGGCGAGGATGCTGTTGACCTTCGTGGCGATGACCGCCGCATCCGCGCCGCTCGCGAGATCCGGGATCGCGGCACCTTTCTTGACGCCACCCAACGCCTCAGCCGTGGCGGCGGGCAGCGTGTAGGCGGGCGGAATCGTCGGCTTGTTCGACAGGTCGTTGTAGCTTCCACTGAAGCTGGACGTTCCCGCGCCAATGGCCTTGCGCGCGCCGGCTGCATCCGTGGCTTTGAGCACCGCCTTGCCGGTGTTGGTGGCACCGGCAAGCGTGTCGGCGGTGGGAGCGCCGCCGACATCGACCGGATTGCCTTCCCCGTCAAAAACGGCCACCTGAGCGATAATCTCGCCGTCAGTCGGCTTCGGTTGACGCACGAACTGTATCTGCTTGTTCAGTCCCATGGCCATCACGCTCCGGTGGCCACCGACGTTCCGGTGACCGGCGCGATGACGTACGCGGGGAAGCGCTTGCTCTTGTCCGGCTGCACGTCGTTGACGGGGTTTGCGATCTGGAAGCCGACGCGGAACACGACTCGCATGGCGACGCAATCCTGCTGCGCGAGGTTCAGAATCACCTTGCCGTTATCGTCCGAGATAACCGACTGGTCAAGCAGCTTGTAGGTGATGTCCTGACGGATGCCAACCACGAAGTTCGACCAGTCCGCGCCGAGCAGCACGGCCTTGGTGGCATCCCACGCGCCATTGTCAACCTCGTTGAGACCGAAACCGTACAGGGTGGACGGGGCCCCCGAGGCGAGGGACGGCACGTAGATCGGGCTGCCGTTGGCGTTGCACAGGCCGATAAGCTCCCAGTTCAGGCCCGGCTTGCTGGCGAAGCCGTTCATGGCGAAGCCCTGTTCGGCGAGCTTCTGACCCATCGAGGCCACGTCCTTGGCGAGATCCTTGCCCTGGGTGAGCGTGTTGTGCGCCGCGATGGCCTGCGGGACGATGCCTTCAGGGAAGCTGGACGGCTTGTCCACACCGAACAGGGTCGCCTGATCCAGCTTGTAGCCGAGCGCGGACGCCAGACGCGGCATGACCTCCGGCCAGATGGGGATGCCAGAATCCGCGATGACGGCCTCCGGGATGGGCACGATGGCCGCAAGCTCCTCGGCCGTGATGCTCAGGCCAGACCATTTCATCTTCGTGGTCTGCTTCAGGCCGGTATCGCCGCCCACCCAGTAGGCGATCGGCTTGGAGTCAAGCACCGGCTGCGTGCGCGTGCGGGTACTCATGCGAATCTGACGCATGCGGGTGAGGGACACACTCGACTTGGGAGCGTCCTGGATAATCTGGGTGGCGTATTCGGTGGGGATGAGTCCGCCGCCGAGGTCGCCGCTGGTGATGATGGAGTTCACGTTGGAAACCATCGTCATACCTTCTTTCTATGGAGTGGGGAGGTTATTTCTGCTTTTGTTCAAGGAACTGGTCACGGATCCAGTCGCCGGAGGAGCCGGATGGTGCGGGCGGCTGGTTGGATTCGGAGGAGGCGAGCACCTTCGGCTTGGTCTTCTCGGCGATGTAGTCGGCGAGCGCCTTGCCGTTGGCCTGCATCTCTTCGAGCGTGGAGCCATGGAGCAGTGCGATGGGCACGCCGGTTTCCTTGGAGACCTGCGTCTTCCATTCGTTCTGCTGTTTTTCCGCCTCGTAGGCGGCGTTCTTGGCTTCAAGCTCTTTGATGTGCTTGGCTGTCTTTTCGGCTTCGGACAGTTGGGCCTCCTTGAGCTGTTGCAGTTCGTCGGCGGCTGCCTTGTTGTCCTTGGCGCGTTTCTCCCATTCGCGGGAATGGGCGACGGCCTCCCGGTATTTGGCCTCGTAATCGATTTCGGGCGGCTTCGCTCCGTTCTCGGTCGATGCCGCCTGCTGGTTGCCGTTGGCCTCTTCGGTCATGGTTCCTCCTAGTGGGTTGGGCCCGTTTCGGGCATAAAAAACCACCCGTGCGGGTGGTTGGGGAAAATCTCAGTTCGAGTGCGACGGTCGTGGCACCCCGTAGCCGTCCTTGTAACGGTCGGGGTAGAGTCGGCGCATCACATAGGTGATCGTGTTCGGGTCGTTGGGATTGTCGGGATTGCCTTTTGTGGTGGCCTTTATCATCCGATAGGTGTCGTCGTCCAGGCCGCCGTTCTCGATGAGGCTACGGGCGTGCATGTATTCCGAGTACATGCGGTCGGGGTCATAGCCCTCGATGTGAGCTTGGTCCCTGTCCCATTCGGGGACTATCTGGCAGTCGCAGTCGTCGTGAAACAGGCTGAACGAGCCTTTGGCGTATTTTGCGGTCTTCTCGCTGCGGTACACCCAGCCGCGCGAGCAGAGCATCGTGCAGAACGCGCACGTCTTCGCGCCTCTCGGCACGCGCGCGTACCGGGGTTCGGACGGGTCGTGCTCGCACAGGCGGGCGATGGTTTCGCGCCCCGAATACATGACCCAGCGTTGCATCGCACCGACAAGATACGCCTGCATGGTCTGCGGGTCGGTCCACAGGTGGCCGGCCTGCCAGCGTATCGTCTTGTCGATGCCGTCGCCGGGAAACGAGTCGGACAGGTCGTACTCCCATGATTCGGGCACCGATTCGCCACGGACGCGCATATACCATTCGTAGGCGGCCTGTGCCGCGAGGTCGCCGTATTTGGCGACCAGTTGCGGCACGTAGTCGAGCAGCATGTCACGTTGCCATTCAGGACTGAGCTGTTGCAGCGTCCCCCACAGTTTCGCCAGATCGCGGCGCGCCAGTTCCACCGCTCTGGCTTGGCTGGCTTGCAGCTGGTCCAGTTGCCGGTTGTCCGTCATCCTTGTTGCCTCCGTTCACGAGGGAGTCAAGCACGCTGCGGGTCTCGGCCTTGCGCTTGTCGACCAACAGGCGTGTGATGTCGGAATCCGTGTAGCCGAGCTTCTCCAGAATAACGTCGGAGTTGGCGAGCCACGGCATGGCCGTCACCTGCTTCACGATGGCATCGGAGAGCGCGGCCTGCGATGGGCGTTCGGGGTCACGCCAGTTGACCTGCAAGCGGTCGAGCTCGTCGCTGTCCTCGCTGGTGCCGTTGAGTATGGCGATGTCCCTCGCGGCCTTGCGTAGTTGCACTCCGATGGCGCGGCAGGCGTTCTTCGCCTCGATGACAAGTTCGCTTTCCGCCGCCATGATCGCGTCGGACGAGGAAGGGCCGGAATCCGTCATGACGCCGAACTGGCTGAGCGGCACGCCGGTCGCGCCGCTCATGCGTGCCGCGAGTGCGCGAAGCATGTCGGTGTGCGGCTGCATGGTCATCTGCGTGAACTGGCCGATGGCGGGTGCCTGGCCGTCCTCGTTGAGGCTGATGTTGAGCATCTTCGAGATGGTGGCTTCCCAGCCGGTCAGCTTCTTGCCGTTCTTGTCCTCGGGCGGCTCGTCCGCGCCGATGAGGTAGCGTTGCGGGCTCGAATAGAATTCGGCGCTTACCTCCATGCGCAGCATGGTGCGCACCGCAGTGTCGGTGATACTCATGACCTCGCGGCTGATGCGCGAGCGGCCAAAGGGGCGGTTCAGGTCCTGATGGTAGGGGATCAGGTAAACGGGCACATGATCCATGTACGTGTTCCGGGGAGCGTCCGCATGATAGCGGCCTGATTGCGTGCGGCGTATACGAATCGTGTAGCCGGGCATGTAGAGCATGAGTTCGGAAGGCACGATGGTGTTCGCCTGCGCGTACTGGGAGCGGTCGATATCGGTTATCGACAACGCCGCCGACAGGCCGCGACGGGCGTAATCCCACAGGCCGGTCTCATAGAGCGCGCTGCGGAACGACACGGACACCTTGGAACGCAGACCGTCTTCCGGTTCCGCGCTGCGCACATTCAGGAACGAGCATGAGTGAGTGAGCGCGCTGCGGATGGCCTGCGGCAATTCCACGTCGAAGTCGTTGTCTGAAAGAATCGAATCCAAACCCAACGGATCGCGGCTGTCGTCGCCGACTCCGACGAAACCATCGAACACGATGCGGTCGGCCAAAGCGTCCACCGATTTCTGCGGCCAGCCCACGACCTCGCTTATCCCCGCCATGCTGTCCGGCACAGCGATGGACAGATTCTTAAGCTCGTTTCGCCCGTCGTAGTATTTGGTGCGCAACAGGTTACGTTCGAGCTTCTGGGACCATTGACGTATCATCAAATCCCACGGTTCTCGGCACTCGTCGGGCAGATTATCGACCTGCACGTTTTCAAGACTGGGAATCTGCATCAGAATGCCACCGCCTTCGCTCTTCTTCCCGGATGACGCTTGGAAGTCTTGACGTTCCAATACGCGAGAGCCACCGCTTCCACGGGACTCACATCGACGTTCTCCATGGACGGCTCGTAGCCGAACCCGTCGCCGATTTTCCTATGCTTCGCATGACCCACCGCCTCGTCAAGCAGAGGCTGGCCGAAATGGGTAAGCCCATGGTCGTTCACGGCCTGTTCGAGCATCGAACAAGCGTCCGCCACGTCGGAAGGGCGCGGCACCACGATCACTCTTTTGGACACGCCCTTGTCGATGAGGCTGTTGACCAGGGTGGGCGCTCCCACGCGCCCGTCGATGATGATGCCGATGGCGTTGCGCCACCGTTCCGCACCGTCCTTCTCGGCGGTCAGCCAGTCGGCCAGCCAGCCGGTGCCGCCGCGCATGCTGCGCGAGGCTATGACCTCCACGTGCGGCAATTCACCCGACTTGCGTGGCGGGCGCACGCACGCCACGAGGGTGACGTTCGCGCCGTCCGCGCTGAACTTGACCGCATACGAGTTGTAGCCGTCCATGCAAGGGTTGTCGGTCTTGCACTTGGCCCACTCGTCAACATCGATATCGGACAGCGCGCCGGCCTGATCGTTCCACCAGCCGAGACGTTCGCGGGCGAAACCGTCAGGGGTCATCTTCTCCGATTCGGAAACGACCACGCTCTTCAGCAGTCGGGTGCCGAGCGATGGATTGTATTGGTACCAGCGTTGCTGGTCGTGCACGTCGCCGATCTCGGTCGCCGCCCATTCGAACCAGCACAGGTTCTTCGGCGGCTTGTCACGATGCGCGTTGCGGCGCATGCGCGCGAACACCGTTCCCGGCGAGGTCGGCGGTGTCGGCGTTCCCGTGTAGATGGTCAACGGGTTGCCCGAGGGTGCCGACGAGATGGCGGGCTGTATGGCCTCCATCTGCTCGTCGGTCAGCTCCTGCGCCTCGTCGCACACCAGCACGTCCACCGTGAAACCACGGCCCGAACTTCTCGAACGGGCGATGAACTCAATGCTGCCACCGTTCTTCAACACGATGGCCTCCTGGCCGTTCGTGGCCCGAATGTAGGTGACCAGTTCCGACAGTTCGGGGAACTTGCGCGCGTTCTCGAAGTAGTATTTCATGCGCAGGAAATGCTTGCGGCAGGTCTTCACCTCATGCGCCGTATGCAGGATCTTCATGCCGATGATCGCGGAGAGATAAAGCTCCGTGAACTCGAGAATCGCGTTCTTGCCGTTCTGGCGCGGCACCGCGCACCCGCAATCCGACGCCGCCCATTGCAGCTTCGAATCCGTGGCGAGCCACCCCTCGAGCACGATGCGCTGCCACTTATCCGGCTTCATGTCGTAGCCGGCTGCGAGCGCGCACGCCTCGCCTCCCTCGGACTGCGCGTGCTTGGGAACCAGAGCGAAGCTAGGTTCCTGTACGCCTCTTCGCCTTGCCACCCTGAATCACCCTCAGCTTCCGTCGTTCGGCTATCTCATCGAGCGGCGTATGCCGCTCCTGCTTCTGGGCTTTCGCCGGCATGATCTGGCTGCGTGCGGCTGGTGTGATGCCGTAATCCTGCAGCAGCTTGTTCAGTATGGGCACGCTGGCGAAATTGCCGGAACCCCAGATGTCCGCGTGGATCAGTGCGGCGTTCATGAGGTTGTCCCAGTCGGCCTCCGTCCACGAGTCCGCTCCGGGGGTGGAAGCCAGATGCTCCCACCATCGCACGGTCGCCTCCGGCCACTCGATGCCGTCAGGCAACTGTGGCTGCGTTATCGTGGTCTTGGCCAACTGGATCACCTCGAATCAATGTCTAGGAGCCGCTGGAGCGACTCGCGCGAGCGGAACCGGCGGCACGAGAGAAATCAAACTCGCCCTGCACGTATCTCGGACGCATGACAACCACCTCCATCGGGAAAATCAGGAGCCTGAGGAACGCGAGCCGCCGCGAGAAAAAGCGCTGCGGATACGACCGTCCACATTACGCACCGCATTGCCGGCGCGCTGGAACAGGTTACGCACGATCCACCTCCTTTCCAGTAACGATGTGGACAAGAAAAATCGGGATCTACCGTTTCCAGCCTGCACTGCGGTATCTGTTCCATTCGTCGTTGAACCGCTTGTCGAACGCCCGGTCTCGGCGTGCCTGGGCGTTCTTCCATGACTGAGAAACGCCGGCTTCAAGATCGTTGACTCCCTGTTCCTTGCGTTTCTTCATCAACGCGCGCATCTTGAGGGTATCCTGCCATAGCTTCGATATACGTTCGTCGGATAAGCCCTGTTTGCGGTATTGGGATATTCGCTCTTTCGAGAAGCCGACGCCGGAAAGCGTTGAGCCCTTCGAGCGTGAGCGGGATGAGTTGCCGCCGCTCCCGCTGCTGGACGAGCGGGAAGCCGAAGAAGAGCCGCGTCGCATGAGAACCTCCCAATGAAAAAGCCGCCACATAGGGACGGCTTGAACGAAAAAAATATTGTTTACCGGTTCACGATCCGCTCGATCGCGACGCGGAACGGGACGCACTCACACGCAGGGCGGACACACCGCCACCGGATGAACCGGAAGAGCGACGCCCATACCCCGTATAGCGGATATCGTTGGTGCTCGCATAACGGACTCGCCTCATAACTCACCTCCCAGCTTCCGAGCTACGGCCATACCATCGAGGTATTTATCTCCGAGTTTGCGAAGACCATACTCGGCAAGGAAAGAATCCTTGTCGTCTCGCAACGGGAACGCGATGGCGAACCAGTATTCGGAATCGGTCGGCTCCACGAGCTTCCTGGGACTGCAAGCCGAAACCAGCGCCCTGTGCAGGGCGGCGAACTCGGCGAGACAATCCTTCTCCAGATCATCGGAGTACTTGACATCGGCGAGCGGGTCAGGCGTCTTCTCCGCGAACCCGAGACCACCACCGAAGCCGACGCCGGCACCGAACGCCACGGCGGACGACTTGGCCGGCTTGTACGGGGCGAGTAGCTTCTCGATATCACGGTACGCATAGATCCGGTGGTTTTCGCCGAAGCCAAACCGTTCACGCCACCGCGCCATCTCGGCGGGGGAGGGGAAACACAGGCACAGCCAGAACTCGGTGTCGGTCGCATCCACGAAACGCTTGCGCTCCGCACGGGCGCGCTCCCGGTACTCCTTCGCGTTCTCGTCCAGATTTTCCGGCACCGGCTTCACAGCCTTCTTGCCCTTGGACTTCTTGGAAAAGTCGAATCGGAAATCACCTGACATGATCCACCTCCAACAAGGGAAACCATTCAAGCAGCGTCGCGTAATCGTCCGGTGCCTTGTCCTTGAGCACCTTGGTGAAACGCTTGTCGATGCCATCGAAAGAACGCCCGAACCACGCATAATCACACGGCAGCTCGATATGATGCCCGCTGATGCAGTCCAGCACCTCGCCCTTGAGCCAATCCCCGATAGGAGAGACCTTCTTGAGATTGCGCCGCCAGTACCCGTACTGGACGAACGCGCCACGACGCTGAATCGAATCGGCCGCACGCACGCCATCCGCGCACCACGTGCTCTTATCCAAGCCCACGTCGGCGCGGATGAAATCCCACATCTGCTCATACGACGGCTCAGGCAAACGCGCCGCCTCGATGTAGCGCAGACGTTCGGGAGCCTGGAACACCGCATTGTTCAGCCAACGGTACAGCGACGGGTGCGGATACCTTTTGATTCGGGTCTGGAACTTCTGCTCGAAATAATCAAGCTCCTCGTCCACGAACCTCAAACCGGGCACATAGTAGAGATACGCGGGAACGACCTCGATGCCCATATCCCGCATCGCCAGCCACGCGGCTATGGAATCCTTGCCGCACGAAAACGCCAACAACACGGGCCTGCCATCAGCGGCCAGCTTCTCACGCACCGCGAGACTCGTGCCCTGATTACGAATAACCGTGGTCACTTCGGCCACCTCCTTCCCGTCATGCGAATAAACCGCGAATGCGAATAAAACTCGACACCGGCACGCCGGAAGCTCACCTCCGACGACCACACGAACACATGCAGCCCATGTCCGCTGGTCGAAACCTCCGCATAGATCGCATCCGGCAGCAGCTCCATCGCCTTCGCGGGCGGACTGGTCAAATCAACATGGTCGAAATCCCAGCACGCAAGCCCATCGCCGAGCATTATGCCATAACCGTCACCGGCCTTCGAGCGCATGACCTCCGAATATGACGCCCAGGTACTTGAGTCCGTCGAACTGGCCGGCGACCCATCGCACATAATCGGACGCTTACCATCGGCCCGCACCCAACGGCGCAATGCCCTGAGCGCTTGGGGTATCTGATGTTTGCGGCTCCACGCCTTGCGGCATCTGTCCGAGCAAAACAGTCTCGGACGCCTAGGGTTAGGTGTGGGTTGGAAGAAGTGGCCGCAATTCCTACATTGGTTGACCATAGCTATTACTATAGCATATATTCCAACGATTCGCAACACTAATTTCGTGACATATCAAAACTGCGTAAAATCAAACGTAACAGCCTCGGAAAACAACGGGGCAAAAACATCAAAACCATGCCGGAACGGCTTCCACGGGCGCTCGCAGACACCCCAGCGGCCAAACGTACGATACTCCACGCGGGTTGCGGGGGGATGCGGGCGCTATGTTCTGCGGGGAGCCTTGCATGGGAGGGGGAGGGTATGGCCCCCGGTTACCATTGGCGGCTGATTGGGATGGTGTTTTGTGGTTGTTTTTTTGTGTTTTGGTGGCCTGTGGTGTTGGCGATTATTTTGTTGCTTTTTCTTTGGTTGCAGATTCTGTGTGTGAGTTGTGTGTTGTCATAGCTGGTTGGTGATCCGCCTCGGCTGTATGGGATGATCTCATCGAGTTCGCAGCTGAGTGGGTGTGGTGTTTTGAGTGTGAGGTCTATGGGTTTGCCGCACAGCGGGCAGATCGGTATTGGTCCTTCGGCTGCGATGTGTCTGGCCTTGCATTTGCGGCGGGCTGCTCCATTTTGGTATCGGCCTGAGCCTGCCTTGTTGCTCATGTTCCCATCCTGTGTGTTTGGTGGCTTGGGCGAGATTCTAATTCGCGGACCGGTTGTCGTGTTTGCGGGTCGCCGTGCTGTCTCGGCATGGCCGGCTGGTCCTCTGCGGTACGCAAGCCGTGGCATGCGCGGTTGGCTTCGATCCAACGACCTGCGGTTTTGGAGACCGCCGCTCTACCGGCTGAGCTACGCGCATAGGTGGGTATGAGTAAAGCCCCTGAGATGTATGTCCCAGAGGCTTTCGCACTTATCCTGATACGGAGTATACCACGGGGTGGCAACAGCCTACTGCCGGCTGGAATATGCCATTGCCATGCTGACTATCTCCCTGATGCTGAATTCGTAGTATCCGTCTTCCACTGGCTTGCTTCTGGGGAGTTTGCCACGGCGTATCCACATGATGATTACTTTGCGGCTGACCTCGTATCCGTAGTTCTCACGCAGCCATTCGCTCATGCCCGCAGGTGTCTTCGTGAGATGGATTGCCTCGGCCTTGTCGCGGCTCTGCTCGCGCAGCTCGGCCACGTCGATGACGGCCCCGCATTTGCAGAGTCTCAGCGTCTCGCCCTTCGCGGCGAGGACTTCGCGTCCGCATTCGGGGCACATGCCGACGATCCTGCGCGAGCGCGGCCTGCGGTCGATGAGCGGTTCGATGCGCTCGCAGGCGTGGGTGAGCCATGTCAGCCAATGTCCCGAGCGGCTGGCGCGGCATAGGTCGGGCAGTCGTCGTGGAGCGTCCCTGAGCAGGGTCTGCCATCTCGGACGGCTTTCCACGCCGGTCTCGTTCCACATGTCCTGCAGGCCGTCCTCGGTCTGGTCGAGCATGTCCTGCGCGTGGAGGTTGATGGGCGCGGGCGCGTCCCCTCCCTGCGGTCGTCCTCCGGCTCCCGGCTCCGAGAGCCTGTATTCTCGGCGAGCGACCGCCTGGAGGAGGTGCAGGTTGACGCGCAGCCGGTGCAGCAGCCGCGCGTACTCGCGCCGGCACGTCTTGCACAACGTCCACGGCGCTTCGGCCGGCTTATCGCAGTTCTGGCAGTTCCGATCCATTTTTACGCTCCTTCTGCAGACGTATACGGGCATATAAAGGCGTATAAAGGCGCCTAGAACATGGGCGGTTCGATGAATTTCGGGCGCATGCGCTCCGCCCGCTCCCGACGCTCCCGCTCCGCGGCGTGCTGGCGGATGATCGCGCTCGCCTCCTGCGGGGTGACGCCGAGCATCCTGCATGTTGTCTCGATGTCGACGCCGCGCTCGTGCCACGTGACGACCATCTCCGCCTTGCTTTTCGTGACGGCCATGATCAGTCCTCCACCTTGTCCGCGCCGTCCGTGTGATTCCAGTCGCACGAGATACCGCCGTAGATGCGGATGCAGCTGACCCGGCGCCCGTCCGGGAGTTGGTAGGTCCTCCATGAGGGGAATTGGTCGGCAGGCTCGGCGTAGACCGGCTGCGGATCCTGCGGCGTGCCGGCTGCCCCGCAGCCGGCGAGCGCCAGTATTGTGAGTGTGGTGAGGGTGATTGCGGCGAGTTTTTTCATGATTCCGTTTCCTCCTGGGTGTCTTCGGTCCACGTCTTGGGTGTGATGCTGATGGTGACCTGGGCTCCGTCGGCGAGCGCCCGGGTGATGATGTCCTGCAGGTTCATGGTTCCTCCTCCAGTAGTGGGCTGATGTCGGTTTCGGTGCCGGCCTCGTCGTATATGCGGTCGGCGATGTGGTCGATGTCGTCCATGCCGATGATCGGGTCTCCGTTCATGTCCGTGGGCTGGTCGTCCAATACGGCGTGCAGGGCGGCGTGCAGCTGGTCGCGCGTGTAGATCTTCGCTGTGGTGTCCGGCATCACTGCTCCTTTCCCCCGGGCGTGCCGCTGTTCCAGTGGGTGCCGGTTTTGGTGATGGTGATGGTGACGTTGCGGCCCTTCACGTTCCTGCCCATGCGCGCGAATCCGTCGCTTTTCTGCTTGCACAGCAGGCAGTCGCGCTCCCAGCCCCTCCCGTGCCGGCCTCCCCGGTCGCGGTACCGCCAGCGCGTCGTCTCGGGACGCCACTTGTGCCCGTTGCCGCAGTACTCGCTCATGCCCCGCACGCTCACCGGGGCCGGAGCCCCCTTCGGCAGGATGCGCACGGTCTCGGGCACTCCGCCGGCCGCGATTAGCCGGCGGTGGCACGCCGGACAGCAGCCGTCGCGCTCCAGCACCGGGAACCGTCGGCGGCAGCACTCGCACGCATACGTGACCCTCAGACGGCCGAGGCGCGCCAGGCGCGTGAACTCCGCGTCATCACCGTCCACCGGCTCGACCAGACCGCTCATCGTTGCGTCTCCCCGAGGTGAGCGAGGCGCTCGCGGTATTCGGCGAGGTCGCGTTGGATGCAGGTGGTGGCGCGGTGGTCGGTGTCGTGGCCGGCCGTGTAGGGGTCGTCTCCTTGGGCCTGGGCGGTCAGGCGCAGGGCGGTCAGGTCGAGGTGGCGGTATGAGAGCGGTTGGAGGATGTCGAGGCCGGTTGCGGGGTCGAGGTGGGCTATGATCTGCCGCAGGTCGAAGCGGGGGTTGGTGCCTGCGGGGTGGAGGGTGTAGCGTCGGGCGGCGTCGTTGAGGTATTCGGCGAGGTCGAGTCCGGCTTGCCGGTAGTCGAGCTCGCTGTCGAGGCTGGCTTCGAGCAGTCCGTTGGCCAGGTGCATGCGCAGGGCGGTCAGGTCGTCCGCATGGGTGATGGCGATGCCGTGGTCGGGGTGGATGACGGCGTGATGCTGGTCGAACGACTGTTCGGCCCTCATGTCGGTGATGGTGCAGGCGATCTCGAGCAGGTCGCAGCGGTCCGGGTCGAGGCCGGTGGTTTCGGTGTCGACCCACAGGAGCATGTGGGGTTTGGTGTGGCTGGTCATTGTCGGGTTCCTTTCGGTGGGTTTGGCGTGGGCTGGGGTGTGGTGTCTGGCGGCTGGCACGGGCGGCGTCCGCCGTCCTGGTCGAGCAGCTGCCAGCCGCCTGTGTGGTAGTGGACGGGGATGGTCGTGGGGTCGTCCCAGGCGTGGACGAGGTAGCCGAGCCGGTAGGCGGGTGCCGGGTGGGCGTGGACCCATCCGTGGCAGCCGGTGGTGCCGCTGCCGCACAGCAGCAGGAGGTTGGCTGGCTGGTGCAGTCCGGGCCATGGGTGGCTTCTGGGGCGTCGGTGGTGGATGCTGTCGCCGCTCCAGTGGGTGCCGGCGTCACGCCCGCATCTGGCGCATTTCCAGGCGTCGCGGCGTTGGACGAGCCGTCGGATTCGTTCGTCGGGCTGGCTCATGGTCGTGGCTCCTTGGTGGTCTGGGCGGTCAGGTCGCGGATGGCGTCGAGGGCGGGGGTGCCGCTTTTGACGCTGGCCCAGAACGCCTGTTCGAGGCTGTCGGTGATGGGCAGTCCCGGGGATTGCCGGTGGATCTGGTCGCGCATCCATTGGCTGGTGATGCCGCGCCATTCGTGGTCCCGTGGCCGGTCTTGGGGCGTCCATGAGCGCCATTCGCCCGTGAGCCAGTTGGCGAGCAGGGGCGCGTAGCGCAGCGGCATGTCGCCGTTGTCGACGGCTTTGGCGTAGGCGAGGGCGGCGCCGTAGAGGGTTTCGGGCGTGGCGTCGGTCAGCGCCTGGCCGAGGGCCTTCCTGGCGCGCTCCCGGTAGGCGGGCTTGCCCATGGGCCCGGGCTTG